ACTGTGATGTACATGCCCACCATGAACCCTGAAAGTCTCCGCACAATTGAAGACAAGTTTGTGGTCTACCGCGATGACAACAATGCGCCTCTTGGATTAGTCAGTGACCGCTACCGCATCCACCAGCCCGGTGAAATTCTAGATTTTTTCAACACCTTAGTGAAGTCCGCTGGTTTTAGCCTTGAAGTTGCTGGCGCGATTAAAGGCGGCAAACGAATTTGGGCGCTGGCAAATACCAATCGTGAGGCATGCGTGATAGGTGACGATGCTGTGCGCGGGTACTTGCTACTGTCTACCAGTTTTGACGGCTCACGGGCCACTGTAGGGCAATTCACAAGCATCCGCGTTGTTTGCAACAATACGCTGTCCGCAGCCGACAGCGAATCAGCGCCATCAAGAGTTGCCTTGCGACATGGTTGCAACTTTGATGCTAGCTTGATGCGTGACCGCCTTGGCGTAGTTGTCGGCGGGTTTGACGGCATGATGGACGGCTACCGCAAACTGGCGCGGCAATCTATGACACCCGCGTACCTTAACAATTTTTTACAGAAGTTTTTCCCCACAAGCGTCAATGAGCAAACAGGACAGACCAAAGCGCATCGCGGATATGTAAAGGTCATGGATTTGTTTGAGGGTCGCGGAATGGGCGCGGCACTTGCTGGAGCAAGCGGCACTCGTTGGGGTTTGTTGAATGCCATGACCCAATACATTGACCATGAACGCGGTCACAACATAGACACCCGCATGACTAATGCGTGGTTTGGTACTGGCGACAAAATCAAAACTGAAGCAGAGCGTTTACTGCTTGTTTAATCTACGGGAAAGCACCTAGAAAATAAATCAACTTAGCCGTTGACATGCGGTTAAGTTGGCTTATAATTAAACCACGCCACAACTTGAGGCGCAATTAAAAAGGAAGCAAAATGAAAAAAGTAGTTTTTGAAAGCATGACCCAAACAGCCCGTATTTCTTACGCAAATGCTTGGTTTGCCACTGAGTTTTGGATAGGTTGCGAGTGGGTAAAAATTGGCAGCTACCGCAACATTGAAACAGCGGTTTATGTCATTGCCTCCGTGGAGGCAGCATGAAACACATTTACAAATCTGACTTTGCAGCCATGCGCCGCAATGTGATTTTGTTTGCGGTCTACGCTGCCGCGCTTGCGGTTGTTATGTTTGATGTATTTGTGTGGCGACCATGATTGAACCTACACAACTCATTGAAGTTGAAGCCATTGAGATTGATCTTGCCATGCTGGAAGACAAACTCAATGATGGCTACAACCAGCGCAACGATGCAAAAGCGATGCAGCTTCAATTGAATTACCAGTTGGCAACGGGTGAATTTCTATGAGATTTATTACTGCCGCCATCACGATTGCCCTCATTATTTTTTTACTTTCGGAGTACGCAAATTGATAACAGATGCCCAAAAAATTATTGACCGCGCCTATTCAGCGTCAATAGCCCAAAACCTTGATGACCGCAGCCGCCTTGCTTATGAAGTCGGGATGCTGCACGGGCATTTGCGCGAGGTTTGTTTTTACTTGAAATTTATGGAGGATGAAATCGCAGAAGTATTGAAAAAAATTGACCAAGTTGAATCTAATTAAGGAAAAATATGGAACAAATTGAACGCAATGAAAACGCCGTTGTTTACTCAGCATTTTTAAGAGCGCAAATGAAGTTTGGCCCTGCGCTAAAAAGCGCGACCAACCCGCATTTCCGCAGCAAGTATGCTGACCTGTCAGCTTGCGTAGAGGCTGTAATTGACGCGCTAAACAATGAAGGTTTGGCGTTGACACAAGAAACTATCCCAAACTCTGACGGCGTTGCAGTCAGGACAGTCTTGCTGCACACCAGTGGAGGACGGCTGTTCCTTGGTGAATTGTTTATGCCAGCAATTAAACACGACCCGCAAGGCTTCGGTAGCGCTTTGACTTATTGCCGCCGTTACAGTTTGCTTGCGGCAATGGGCCTTGCGCCAGAGGACGATGACGGCAACTCAGCAAGCAAAGCTGCGCCTAAGACTAATGCACGAATTAGCGCAACAATGGGCGTTTTTGACACCTTACAAGAAGCCCGTCAAGTGATAATTTCCTTGGTTGCTCAAGCCATCAAAGAACGCTTTGCCGCAGATGACATTATTGGCGCGTATGAGGAATACAACGGGTTAACAGATGTTGAGGAAAAAACGGCGCTGTGGTCTATGCTTGACAGCAAGGTACGCAGCGCAATCAAGAAACATGGCGAAACATTGAAAGCAACAAATGGCACATAAAGAAGTCACCGCAGTCCTTGGCGAATACACCAATGCTAAAGGCGAAGTCAAAAAGCGTTACCAGAAAATTGGCGCAATCATTGACACTAAGCATGGCCCAATGCTCAAGCTAGATGTCATCCCGCTTGAGTGGAAGGGTTACGCATACATCAATGAGCCGTTTGATGAAAAGAATCCGCGCAGTCCGCGTCAAGCGCCGCAAGAGGACGGATTTTCGGATGACATACCCTTTTAAATAATTTTAGGGGAAAGCGGATGCTGGCTGTTGGGGATACCTGATGGAGCGCACCAGTGCAGCGAGTACCCGCCTTTTAATACAAAACATTATGAGCAAACGCACAATAAGCCGAGTAATAGCTGAACTCAAATCAATCCAAACATTTGACCTTTGGGTTGCTGACAGCATTAAAAATTGCATTGCATTGCTAGAGGTTGATTTAAACCGCCGTAAAAGCAAAGGCAATCTACCCCCTCACCAGTGGCATAGCGACACCTCCCGCGCAGCAGCAGCAGCCATTGCGCCTAAGTTTGGAACGCTTACGCGGGATGTGCTGTTGCAGTTGTCTAGGTTTCCAAACGGGCTAACGGATGAAGAAGGACAAGTCGCAGCGGGAATGCAGGGAAATTCGTATAGGCCATGCCGCGTTACTTTGATGGATTCAGGCTTTGTTGTTGACAGCGGCAATCGTAGAAAAACGCATCAGCGCAGAGACGCAGTAGTGTGGTCTGTAACGCCCGAAGGTTTTATGGCACTGGAGGAATTATGAACAAAATTGGCAAATTTGCGTTTGGCGTAATTTTGTGGGCGCTGTGTACTGTGCTGGCTGGAATTGTGTTTAAAATTTATTGGTTGATTTTTATGTTTGGCTGGAATCTAGCCTACTGAAAGAAGAAAATGAACAACGATGATCTTGACCGCAGCCATTGGAAAACTGTCAGCAATTTGCTTGTCGGAACGGCTTGGACATTGCTAGTTCTTGTGCTTTTGTTGATGATTTTTTCTGGCGCGTTTTTATGGAGTTTGATTTTATAATGAATTGCCCCGTTTGTAACGCATGGTCAAGCGTAAAAGACACTAGAAGCAAACCCAACAAAATCACCCGCCGCCGCGAATGTGCGAATGGTCACATTTTCTCAACCCTTGAACAAACCATCCTATCAAAATGCCTGACTTCACCACTTGGTCAAACGCCAACCTTGCCCAATTCGCCACGGACGCCTACATAAAAATGATTGAGCAAGAAGAACACATTGAAACGCTCAAAGCCAATGTCAGGTTTGCGCTTGAAGCCTACCGCGCCGCGTTACGCGAACAGCCGCGTACCTGACTTGTCGATAATCAAAACCTGCTGGCGCGGAACGCCGTCAGGTGCGTTTGTTATGCTGATGTGTGTCCAAGTGTCAAACTCACGAATTAATTGATCGTAGGGCAATTTAGCAGCAATGATGGCTCTTACCACTTCATCCGGTGTTAAGCCGGGAACACGAATGTCCGCAGCGCAGCCCAAACGATGCTGGCTGGTGTCCTTGCTGCCGACTGAATCATTGACCGCCTTGCAGCGGAATCCAGAATTGACCATCACGGGCTTGCCGCCCAAAGCCTCCTTGACGCCCTCCAGCAACTCAGCCAAACGCTGAAGGTTTGCCGTCTCAGTCTCATTTGGCGTATTGTCAAATTGTCGGTGACTTGTAGCGGTCAATTCCGCAAGCGTGAAATGTGGTGTCATTTTTTACCTTTCATGTCCATAATTTTTTCCAGTGTTCGCCCACCAAAATAAAAGCTCATCACAAGCATGCCCCATTGCCCAAGCAAGGTGACATAGACTTCGTTGGCATCGAGCTTGAAGGCGCTCATCATGGCAAATACAAAATAGCCAATGAAAATAGCGACCAAAGTCATTGGGCGAATGTTTTTTGACAGCCACGAATCGCTGCTCATGTCTGACTTGAGCCTGTCAGTCAGGTTGTTCTGCTCCGTCTTGTACAAGTCCGTGTCGTTTGCCATTTTTGCAAGCTCTCCGTCTTGAGCCATTTTTGCCAAATCCATCTGTGCTTTGGCTTTGGCTTCAGGGTCAGGAATGAGTTTGTCAATGAGCTTGCCGCCCACTTGTAGCAGTGCATCTAGTCCAATCATTGTTTGCTCCTTGATAGCATGGTTGCGGCAATTTGAAGCATTGCGCGGGTCTTTTCTAAATTGTCTGGTGGCGATGCCCACCCGACTGTGATTTGTCCAACGAATCTGCCCGGTTCAGGTGGCACTGAAATTCGGCATGTGTATCCCACACCTTTTTCAATGTACCAAATTCCCATTTCGCTTTGTGCTGATGTGTATTCGCCGCAGGGAATTTCATTTGCCATCAAGCGCACTACATCAGCGTTGTTGGCTGAGTTTTGAGTAAACAGGCCAACATCTAGCCCATCCATTGCCTTTTCGCGGCCTTCTCTGGTGTACGCCCTGTGCAGGGTGCGCGTGCCAAACATTGAATTAACTTTGAACACCGCCACAATGACAGCGCCCGTCTGCTTGAACAAATGCGCGGCTGCGTCTTCTACCCTGTCTTCAGCAATGCTTGGAATCTTTTTTGATTCCTTGTATGCGCCAATTAATAATTCTTGATTTGTATATACAAAATATCCTGCAAAGGTAAGTGCCGCCATCAACACCATTGCGAACAAGCGGAATGGGCTGCTGACATACGCCAGCACTTTGTCAATAATGTTTAGACGCTCGTCACTCATCTTTGAAAATCACATCTGCCAGCGCATTGCTCAAGAATTGAGAACGCCATATAAGCAACACCGCCTATCAAAGCAAAAAACACCAAAGCCAACAATACAACCTCTAAAGTTTCTTCAACTTCTCTTTTGTGTTTGGCGGCAGCTTCTTTTTCTCTGCGTGCGTCATGTGCAGATTCCACATCCATTGCAGCAGCACGGGCTTTGATCTTATTCCACACATCAATTTTCCCGGCTTGCATAAACAGGAGTTGAAGCTCATCCTCAAAACGCTTGGCTTGGTCGAGGGCCATCTCAATCTGAATGGCAGTACCCATGCTGCTCTTTGACTTTTTAGCCTGTACAGCAGCTTTTGTTGCGGTAGATTTGGCGTCAAAATACTTACCCAAGACAGGGCCAAGTGAAGATACATCGTCAACAGTTTTGCTGACCTTCTTGATTAAGGCTACTGCCGCCTGTATACCGGCAAGGGCTGTTAGAGGGTCTATCATTTTGGCGCAACTTTAATCCATTGAAGGCAAACGACTTTTCGGTTATACACATCACCCGTCCATGTCCAGCGGATGCAGCGATATTCTGTCTTGTCAAATGCTAATGCAGCGGAAAAAAAAAGACCAAAACAAGCCACCTCATGATGGCTTTACATTTATTTCAAATGTATCAATGAAGAATAGACCACGCTGCCCATGCCAACAAGCATGACACCGCAAGCCTTTATTAAAATGCCTTCCAATCGCTTGAGGCGAGCGCAAAGCATTTCATACCTCAAGGTGCATATTTCTTCATGCGCTTCTAATGGTGTTGGCATTTTCAACCTTGTCAAAAATTTTGTGGTCAGCCGTCATAAATTGTTTGTTGCTTTGCAATCGCGGGTCATCAGGGGATAATTTTATGGCCTTTTCTAAAAGTTCTGTTGCTTCTTTTTTTAATCCCAAATGCCATGCGGAAATACTGCCCAAGTCATACGGCTGCGCCCCCCACACATCTGGATTCATTGTGTAGACCAAAGCCTTGTCTTTAATCTCCAGCGCAGATTTTGCGGCAGAGTAGCACTCTACCCAAAGGTTTCTGCGGTAACAAAACATTGCCAATTCGCACCACGGCTCACGGGTGTTAGGCGCTTCTGCAATAGCAAGGCGAAACCACTTATGCGCCTCTACAGATTGCCCTAATTCTTCATGCGCCTTACCTAACAGACGCATTGCGTAGCAGCGCTCGTTTTGCCAATTGGCTTCGGGCATGCTTAGATAGTTGTTTAAAGCCACAATAGATTCTTGCCACCGCGCATAAAAGGTTAATTCTCTGGCGCGATAGAAAGCGTTTCGTGGGCAATGCGGGTCTTCTTTGACCGCTAAGTCCAGCAGCGGCATGTATTGACCACGGGATTTTGTGTTGTCAGGATGATGGCTGACCAACAACATATCTGTGTGCGCGTAGATTTCCTGTATGCGTCCGTCAGGTCTAGGATATTCATGCACTGGATGATGCCAGTGGTATCCGTGACGATGGTGTATCTTTTCGTAGAAAAAACTTATGCCGCAGCCCCAATCAAATTTGTATCGCAAGCGTGTCGTGTTTTCTTGCCATACCCGTTCAATTTCCTCGCGCCAGCCTGTTTCTAAAACTTCATCAAGGTCTAGCGAAATGCAAACATCAATGTCACGCGGCAACAAAGCCAAGGCAGTGTCACGGGCTTTGTCAAAGCGCCAAGGGCTAATGCAAATGTCACGCACCACAGCGCCGTTTTCAATCGCTTTGGCAACAGTCGCGTCTGTTGAGCCAGTATCCGCAATCAAAATAATGTCAGCAGCTTTTGCAGATTCACAAAATCTGTTAACAAATTGTTCTTCGTTTTTGCTGATTGCGTAAACGGCTATCTTTAATTTTTTTGTCATGTCTTGTTTTATTTTTAAATGGAATGTTAATTTTTACGGCTGTGTAGGCCATTCAATTGTCCAAGGGAAGCCACCTTGCGCTGGCACATCACGCAATGCTTGGCAGTATGCGTCCCATTCTGGTGTGGTTGTCTGGTCGCGGCGATAGCGCCAATCAGTCTCAGCCAACTTGCTGTCACGGGTAGCACGAACACTTTGAGCCTGTTCTGAATCCTTGACAGCTTTGTATGCAGCCTCATTTTCAGCCGCAGTGGTCACATTGCCATCAGCATCTTCAGTGTCAAAAAATGTTGGGCCTAGATTCCACTTGGTGTACCACTTGCCGTCAAGTTGCTCAACACCGCCATAGACCGAGTATTGATAAACAGTGCCACCTGTAGCTTGTGGGCCTTCAAAGACTACATCAGCGCCCAAAGCTGTTAAGACTTCATCTGTTGTTGCGTCCCATGATGGGCCACCATTGTCTTTTTGATACGCACGAAATTCTGCCTCGTACATAACTGCGCCTGTTTCTCTAATTCGTATTTGCATGATGTTTCCTTATGCGATTGCAAGAAAAATGTAAGCCGCTGGTGATGCAGCGTTTATTCCAGCCAAGATAGCATTATTAACAGCGAAGCCTGTAGCAACAGTGGTTACAGCACCTAGCGTTTGTACTTCTGCCGATCCACTGGTGTTTAACTGTAAATAAGGGTCTGTCATTACTGTCATGCCACGGGCTGTGTCAAATGCGTACCAAGGGCCAGAAGCGTCTGTTCGTTTGATAAGGACAAACCTAGCCCCGCCTGTAAAGCCACAGTCAATGGTTTGCGTTGTGCCGTTGCCATTGTATGTGCCTACTTTAGAAACACCAGCGCAGGTTGCAAATAGGTAGGCTACATAGGTTGCGCTAATAGTATTTGTATCTTCTACAGTGCCACCAACTAAATCAGGCATAAACTGTGTTGCTGTAAAGCCAAAATCATAGCCACCATAATCAGCAGTTGAATTTGAACTGTTTAAAACAAACCCGCCTGTAACAGAACTTTTCACCCACAAATTTGCAGCAACGCGCTGACTTATAGCCCAATTACTTGTTCCGCTTCTTTTTTTAACAATTACTAATTCAGGTCGAACCCCAAGATTATGAGTTCTAAATGAAAAATCAAAACTCGTCCCCGTATAGCAAACCTCATCAAAGAAGCCGGGAGCGCGTTTAAAGCACCAATTTGCATAAGTCAATGTAGATTTATTAATGTAATTTAAAGCCGTATCAGGGCCAACTGTAAACCCATCCATTACATCAAAACCTGTTAGTTGATCCGCATAATCTCCGTTTTCGGCGTTTGCATTAAAAGCAAAAAACAATATTTTGTTTTTGCCTCGTAAACGATCAAAATCACCTCCGCCATTGGCAGCATTTCTTGTTCCCGTCCAAACGGCATCTGGAGGAAATCCAACACCTGTTACAGTTGTGTTTGTTCCAGTTCCAGAACGGGCTATTGGAGCAAACACACTCGTCCCTAAAGTAGGCACTTTCATCGGGCCTTTACGAATGGCTATGTAAATAAATGTTTGACCGGGAGCAAAAGCATTGCTTGGAATTGTAAAACCCGTTGATGTTAAGTTTGCAGTGTTTCCTCCAAAAGTACCCGCTGCGCCAGATGTATTTGCCAGAAGATAATTTGTACCCCCGTTAGTCGTAAACCCTCGCATAGTATCAAATATCCACCAGTCACCAGAGCCAGTGCTTGTGGAGTTTTTCATCAAAACCCATTGAGGCTCCCACCCAAGATTTGGCCCAACCAACGCAGCGCCAGAACCATCAGTAGTAAAAGACCCACACGAAATCACATTGTCCGTACCCGTCAGGCCAAAGCCGCCAGCGTCATGGGCGAATAGGTAGGCTACATAGGTGTCACCGCCATTATTCATACCTCCATTAACAACAATTTGCGTTGATGTTGGCCCTGCCGGTGACGCGCCATCACCAAACCATGTTATTATTGATTTAGAGTCTGGAAGATTTAAATACATTGAATCCCACGGGTTTTGATTGGCATTCATTGATCTGTGCCAAACTCCCCAATTTGAAGCGTTTGATGTTTTTTTATAAAACATACAGCCCGGCGTGCTACCAAGCAAATGATTTAGTCTTCTATTACTAACATCATTTCCAGTCCAAGTCACAATATCAAAAAACTTAGGCTGCTTGCGGAATGTCCATGCAACATTCAATATCCCACTTTGATTTATTCCAGCATCAGAATTTAGCGTAAATCCGGTTGTATTAAAGGAATTAAATGGAGAACCACCAGAAATACCATCGGTTGTATTTGAGCGCAAAAAATTTGTAACCCCAGTGGCAGAATCAGACAACCTATGGTTATATGCAGCCGTCCTAGCTTTACCCCAAACTAATCCACCATTGGTAGACAAATCAATGTTATTGGTAATAGTCTGTGTAGCCCCATTGCCTGTATAAACAAAAGTTGAAAACACTTCCTCAATGTAGTTAGGCACAACAGCCACACCATTACCACCAAAGGCATCGTAAGAAGCCGCGCCAGAAGTTACTTGTAATGGCATAAGTTAAGCCTTGAATTGTGTTACTGATGCAAGAACAGTAAAAGTTGCGCTGCCTGTTTTAATAATAAGATAGCGATAACTGTCAATGCCGCTTGCGTTGCCAGCAGCGGGAGCGCCACCAAACCAGCGCGTAGTCACACCCGATGTAGTGCCTTCAATCTGCACCGCGCTGTTATAAAAAGCAGTAGTGCCTTGCGTTACAAGAAAGGCAACAGTCATTGATTCAGAATCAGCCATTATTGTGTTTAAGGATGTGCCAGCCGAACCACGGAAGTTAACTGTCCAGTTTGCGCTGGCGTTGCTGGTGTAGTACAGCACCGATTGAGTAGTAATAAAATAATCAATCGTGCCAGTGGCTTGTGTAGCGGAAACTGTTGCCACCTCAGCGGCATCGTTTAAAACAATGGCTTTAGCTGACGATGAGCCGCTAAAGGTCTGTGTCGCTGTAAAAGTGTTGGCAGCATTGACAACAGGAATATTTGCGGCTGCAAGAGTAGTTTGACCCGTACCGCCATTAGCGATTGCCAATGTGCCAGCCAAAGAAATCGCTCCAGTAGTAGCAGACGCTGGAGTTAAACCAGTTGAACCACCAGCAAAGGATGTCACCCCCGCAGCAGGGGCAGCAGCCCAAGCAGGCGCTCCCGCAACCACTGTCAACAAATCGCCATTAGTGCCGATTGCTAAACGAGTCGCAGTGTTTACACCATTGCCAACAATTAAGTCACCCGCTGTTGTGACAGGTGACAAAGCATTAAAAGCAGTCCCCGCTGTAGTCTGCCCTGTGCCGCCGTAAGCAATAGCCAAAGCTGTTGGCAATTGAATGCCATCCCCCGCTTGGGTTTCTTGAATTGTTGTTCCGTTAAGAACCAGTGGATAACGAGTTGCCATATTTCACCTCAATAAACTGGAACGCTAATTGTTGAACCGCTGAAATTTACAACGGCAAGATAACCACCCGCGATGGCTACTTGTACTGTAGTCAAAGCATAAGTTAGCACGGGCAAGAAAGTATTTAAAGAACCTGACGGGCCTGTCGGCCCTAAACTTCCTGTTGGGCCAGTAGGCCCGACTACATTAGACGCTGCTCCTGTAGGGCCGACTACGCCTTGGATGCCTTGAATTCCCTGTATGCCCTGCGACCCTGTCGGGCCTACATCACCTTGCAGTCCTTGCGAACCTGTCGGCCCCGTTGGGCCAAGTGCGCCTGTTGGCCCAACATCTCCCGTTGCTCCTGTAGGCCCGACATTTCCTTGAACACCCTGTATGCCTTGTGCGCCAGTTGGCCCGACTTCACCTTGCACGCCTTGGATACCCTGTGGGCCTGTCGGCCCTGCAACAGTAGACGCTGCACCCGTTGGACCTGTAACGCCTTGGATTCCTTGTGAGCCAGTTGGCCCAACCACGCCTTGAATACCCTGTTCACCTTGGATGCCCTGTATGCCTTGCGCCCCCGTAGGGCCAACCACACCTTGAATACCTTGAATGCCTTGGTCGCCTTGGTTGCCCTGCGCTCCCGTTGGGCCAGTTGGCCCGACTGCGCCTTGTGAACCAGTAGGGCCAACAGCGCCCGTGCTTCCTGTTGGCCCTGCAACAGTACTTGCCGCACCTGTCGGGCCTGTTGCACCTGTCGGGCCAACAGCGCCAACCGATTGCAAAACAACAATTAAATTGTGATTGTTTGCAAAGCCAGTTGTACCTGTACCACTTGATGTAACTAAAGTTACAGGATATGTTACTGATGTATTTGGTACTGTCGTAGGGTTAGCAGACAAAACCCAATTTTGATAGTTGTTTGAATTGGTTGCGTCTTGCAATATAACGCTATCACCCGCTTTTAATAAGCCCAAAAACAAATCAACATCAATGTTGCTGTTTGTCAAATGACTAAAGACAAGATTGGTTGCGGATGTTTGTGTTGCATTATCCCAATAAACATCACCCGCTGGTGGTGTGCCAGAGGTTTGCCCAGTGTTCGCATCGTATGGATAAAACGATGATGATTGTCCATCAACACCCGCCGTACCAGTTGGGCCTGTTGGCCCTGCCACTGTGCTTGCTGCTCCAGTTGCGCCCGTTGGCCCAACCGCGCCAGCAGTTCCTGTTGGCCCTGCCAAGCCTTGTGCGCCTGTCGGCCCGACCACGCCTTGCACGCCTTGTAAACCTGTTGGCCCTGCAATGCCCTGCACGCCTTGTTCGCCTTGAATCCCTTGGATTCCCTGTGCGCCCGTTGGCCCGACTACACCTTGAATACCTTGCGGCCCTGTTGGGCCTGTTGGCCCAATTTCTGTAGACGCTGCGCCAGTTGCACCAGTTGGCCCTTGTGCGCCTTGGACACCTTGTGAACCCGTAGGCCCGTTAATGCCTTGAACGCCTTGCGCTCCAGTTGGCCCTGCCGCGCCCGTTGGCCCTGTGATGCCGTTAGAGCCAGCCGACCCTGTTGGGCCTGTTGCGCCCGTATCGCCAGCAATACCTTGCGCTCCCGTTGGGCCTTGAATGCCCTGTATGCCCTGCACGCCTTGAATGCCTTGAACACCTTGTGCGCCTGTCGGCCCGACTACGCCTTGCGTGCCTTGCGCTCCTGTTGGCCCTGTAGCTCCAGCCGCACCCGTTGGGCCTGTCACTGTTGATGGCGCACCTGTAGCTCCTGTTGGCCCTGTTGGGCCACCCCCTGCCGGGCCTGTCGGCCCTGTAGCTCCAGCAGCCGACCTATCAATAATTAAATTGATTTGCGCTTGCGGCGTAACTTGTACTTGAACGCTCATAGTACGATCACTCCATCGCTACGGACTAAAAACAGAAGGAAAATAATTTGGTCATCTGCTGGCGTTGTGCCAACTTGCGGAAAACTTAATTTTACGCGCCCTGAATATGCTACAGGGTCAACGGCGTTAATTTCTAGCTCAGGGTCAGTTGTCATCAATGACCAAGCGCTTGCATCAATGACCAGCGTGCATGACCCTGACAACGGAACAATATTTGTAATCGTTAAAGGTATGGCTGCTGGCGCTGGATTGTAATCAGCAATGTCAAAAGTCAATCCGTTGCGCGTGTCGTTTAGGTTTGATATTTCACGGCGAACAATTTGCGCGTTTAAAGTTGCGCCCGTTAAATTGACCGGCGTGCTAGTAGCGCTGCTGCTAAAAGTCAAATTCCAATAGGTTTGTTGATTCCAAACCAGTTCACCAGCAAGAATAGGGTTGTCAAAACCGCTGACTTGTGCAAGCGTATTCTTGTTAAAAATTGCCATAGCGGTTCCCTAAACCTAGTTAGAACATTCGCGATTCTCGCGGGCTATTGCTGTATTATTTTTAAAATTCTACCCTGAAACATAAATGCAAGCAACAACTTGCACAGCATTTGGGCTAGAAAAACTGACAGCTTCACGGGCTTTGGCTACAGTGTAGCCACGAACAATGCCGTCAGACTGCGCCATGCCCACGCCTGTTGTCCCGCTTGCGACAATCAAAGTGTCTACTGCAATGTTTCCGTTTTCCCCGCAAACTTGTATTTGACCCTCGCCCAAAGAGTTGATTGAGCCAAACCAATAATCGTCTTTAATTAAGTCGTACTGTGCCGTCATCACAGGAATCCCAACATTGTCAACATATTCCCAATGGTCAATAAACACGGGCGGTTTCACGCTTGACAAGGGTCTTAGCTCCCCAACAAACACCCCCCGCGCTCCAGCTTGATTCGCTTGTGTTGATGGCGCAACTTGGAAAATGGCATTTGACCAACTATTCCTAGCAATACATTGCACATCAACAACCAAAGTGCCTTCAGTTATTGTTTGGTCAATTGGCAACAAAATATCGTGATTGCCTGTAAACGGGCCATAGTTTGTACCTGCGCCATCAGCATAGAAATCGTAGCCGTTGGCAACACCGACCAAGCCTGATGTATTAGCGTTAAAGTTTTGACCGCGTACACCATGTGCGTTTGTGCCAGCATTTGCACCCGCGACCGCACCAATTACCGCTACAACATTGCCCCAACTTGTTCCTTGTGCCGAAGTAATAGTTGGATAAGCAGTGTTATCAAACAATGCCACGCCACCAAAAAGGTTGTCGCAAGAAACTACACCAGTAGAAGTTACTGAAAACGCCGTGCCACCAAGCGCAGAACCGTTACCAATTCCAATTGTCCCGCCTATTAAATTTCCGCTAAAGTTAAGTTGCGTGCCATTCCAGTACATTGCTTGCGCGGTAAATTTAACCGCTGAACTTGTCCCCGTTATGTTAATTAAAACCCCTGCGGAAGTCCCAAGTTGAAATGTATTTGTAGTGGCATTAATAACCAAATATGGTTTGTTAATAACAATGCCAGAAAGTGAGCCAATATCTAAAAAAGTTATTTGTTGAAAATTTGAGTAGCCATGACTTGTTGATGTAAAAGCATCTGTACCAACATCGCCTGTTCCTGTTTTGACCGAGCCAATAGAGAATGTGTAATTTGCGCTGCTATACCCTAAGAAAAATCCTGTACCCGTATTAAAGTCTGTTTGACCTCCGCGCAAATAACCTGTTGGGCTAACAGTCAATGTCCCCGTGTTTGTGGTAATGGCTGACAGTGCGCCAACTTTAAGCGTTGACAAATACGGGACATTCCAGACAGTGCTGCCAACAACAGGCGAATAAACGCCGTCTGATTGATAGACTGATTCACCCTCCACAATGACAGGGGAAGTCGCGCCCCAAACTGTACCCGCGCCCCATGAATCATTCGGCGGGAATGATGCGTCACCGCTGGTTGTAATTGTTAGTGGCGTTGGCGATAACGATGATGAAGTTGTTTTTGAATAACAAATACGCGAGGAATTGCCTGTCGGCCCTGTAATAGATGCCCCTGTCGGCCCCGTCAACGATGCGCCTGTCGGCCCTGTTGGGCCTACTGCTGCAACAGGATTCCAATTGAATACAGCGCTGATTGGGCTAAGATTTGTTTTCCCAATATCGTTGCCGACAACATACGCAAAATAATAGACGCCAGTATTTGCAACAATGTTTGTGAATGTGTAGTTTGTTGCGTTTGTTACTGGAGTGCTGTCACTGCTTGATGCTGTTGACAGTTGCTTCCAATCTGCCGCCGTTGGTGTTGCAGATGTTGTGTAAAACAAATTGGCAAAAGTGACCCGCCCTGTTGTTGGAATAAAAACTTGAACATTAAAATTAGGAATCGTGACTGTTGGAAATCCCGTAACAGTCGGGGCTGATAGCGGCGAAAAATAACTTACAGATGCCAAGCCAGAATTAGGTACTGGTGTGAATTGCGTAATGTCTTTGTTGTCATAGATTTGTGCGTTGTATTCAGTTAAATCTAATCGCGCACCCAATGTGCCATCTGCCAATGATGCTTCATTGACTTTCATTACGCGAAATAATTTAGAGCTCCATCCGTAATCAGCGTTCGTTACGCTTACAACATTACCAGCATCAACTTGAATGCCGTAATAAGTCGTGCTAAAACTTACAATTAAATCTTCACGCGCTTGCTCTAATAACCGATTTGCAAGGTAGTGCGCTTGTACTGAATCGTTAACCAAGTCGTAAGTAAGTGAGTATTTATTAATCGGCTCATTTGGATACAGCAAACCCGCTGGCGTTTCAATATTGATGTACGCCGCTTGGTCGCGGTTTTGTTTAAACGGAAATCTTGCTTCAACTTGATTAATTGAACCTGTAATGTCTGTCGCGCTTACGCGAACCTCTCCAATAATATTGGAATCATTAAACGAATAAAGCGCATTTTCTGCTTTGTTTACGACAACCGCCCACTTCCCCAAAGTCGCGTTATATTGCAACCATGAGTCGCAAGATGACATGATGCGATCAATATTTGAAAGTACAGATTTACCCGCATCTAAAACGCCGTTGATTCTGTAGCGCGGTTGCGTTGATGGATTGCCGCTTGCATTGGTAAAGGTAATTACCTCATCGCTGTAAGTGTTCAATACCGCAGCGTTAGCGCCGTCAACAAATGCCGCATCAACAGCACCGCCATAGACTGAATTGGTAATGTAGTCATACCAAACATCGCCGGGCTTTGCGACACCTGTGCCATTAAGTGTGTGTACGGCTTTAAAAGTTATTGGAGCAAGTTGCGTTGTATTTGCGTCTTGGCTGTAAATTAAGGTAACAATTGCAAACGCCGTGCCGTTCATCTGGCGACCAGTTGTCGGCCATTGTTGACCCGCTGCAATTGGGTAGTCTGTAAACGGAGTTGTTGGCCCCATCACTACGCTAGGAGAATACCAATTTTGATTGGAAATCACGCCAGCTTGGGAACTTGTGTACAAACCTATATACAAAAAATTGTTAATTTTTGTGTCTACATTACCAGCTTCATCAGTTAGGCTAATAACTTTTGCCGGGTCTGTGGCATCAAAAGTAATTTTTCTGTCGCCATAGTACATGTCAGTTTGGTCAAAAACAAATTGACCACTTGGGCTAATGCTTGACACCGCCAAAACATAATACATTGCCTTTTGATTTGTGCTTAATACTGCATCTATAAATGTGCCGCCTAAATAGGCAGTGCCATACACTATGGGGATGGCGTTTACTGCGCTTGGAGGCACTTGCTGACGAACGCCCATGTCTTGCTGCTGTTCAGGGCTGTCAGCAAAAAGGCGCGTTACAAGATATGAGACAGCAAAGTTAACTGCAAATGTTGCAACAAATGTTGCGGCGGCAAGGCTCATGCCGCCATACATAATTCCATAAGCAATCAGCGTGCTAACCATTTTTATTCCCTAACAAAAGTTGCGCCAAGCGGTTTATAACCCCTGCGCGTGTAATCAATTAACGGGCCATTGGCTGAAATTGATGTACAAACAAAATCTATATCACCGGCTTTGAGCATTGTTTGTGCGCGGTCATCAAACGCTTTCCACAATCTGCCGCCAACAGTTCCATTGCGATGTTCAGGCTCAACCCACCACAACAGTTCGTTTAGCTCTTTCACTTTGGGCGACCAGATGTTAGAAGTTTTGTAAGCCACAATCGCGCCGCGCATATTTGCGTCAATGAATATAAACCCACGGCCTTGAATGATGCTAAACAATAGTTCTTCAACATGGCGAGGAAAGTGATTACACGATTCACCAAGTTTTTTAATAGGGTTTTCATAAGCATAAGCCTCTACAATTTCTAAAAGTCTAGGTATGTCATATCTCGTTGCTAGTCTTATCATATTTTGTTTAAAAATAACAAAAGCTATTAGCTTGCGTTTTCGGGAATGCTTGCTGCTGGTGTTGTTACTGTTGTTTCGCTTGCTTGCGTTTGTGTTTTTGGCGGCGCACCAAAATCAAAAAATGTATTTGAAATTTCAGAAACGCGGTTCATTGATGTATCGTTTGGATAAATAAATTGCCAGCTACTTTGATTTGTTTTAACGCCTGACAATCTGTTTTCTAAAATTGCTCGCATTGATGAGCAAGCAATAGAACAGGTTGCAATCCTTGTTCTTTCGTCAACGCTAAAATCTTCAGTAATTGAAACGCTGCTTATGATGCCTTGATAGCGTTTAAAAAATTGCGTTGTAGGCGATGTAAGTATTTGATTGTTTGAATCAAAGAAACCACGCCACACCTCAACCAATGAACCTTTAATTTGATTTCCAAGAATGATGCCAATATTTGTTGGGTCAATGCCTGTCAATTGAATGGTCATGTCATCCGAAGTCGCTTTAATGTCCCGTTGAATATCGCCAACAGATAGCAAAGCGCCAAGGTTTGCAAAGGTAATTCCACCTACTGTAATTGGAGCAGCGGCATTGCAAAAAGTGTAGACTGTTTGTGCCGTGCCTACAGTGAGCTTTACAAATTCCGCATGATTAATTTGTGTGCCAGTTACAGCATTGATGGTTGTCATACGATGTATTCTCTAAAAACAAAAGGCGCGTCCCATTGAACATACGCGCCATCCGTCATTGGGTTTAATGTGTATGTTGGACAAGCCTCTGCAACAACTGTAAAAGTGCAAGCGTTGCCCAAAGAAACAACTGCTCCTGATGCTTGTGCGCCAATCAAAGGTCGATTAATGCCTACTGATGCCCCCGCGCTGTCAGCCGTTACCTTGTAGGTATAGCCACCAACCATAAGGAAGTCACCAGCTTTAAATGTCCCGTTTGAAGTTAACGCAAGCGTCTGTGTGTTGGCTGCTGGCGCTCCGTTCAATGTTGCTGTAGTCGCCGTTCCGCGCATTGATGTAAACCAAGAAAGATTTGAATTGTTAAAAGTTATTGTTTCTGGTAATTGCCTGTCGCGGTTGTCTATGGTTTGAATCACATCTCTAACTTGCGGGTAGTACAAATACGCATGCGGCGTAATTGAAAAAACCCAAGGCACTGCCGTCAAATATTGCGCTACAGTAATGTATCCGCTACGCGCTACTTGCTGTCCAACCATGCGCCGATTATTTACCGACATTGATTGTTGAATGTTAAAGATGGTTTGGAAACTCATGCCCGACCTCTATTTATCATTAAAGATTTGTTTGCATATTGATTTGCGGCCCAAATCGCATTTGAGCTACCAAATAAACGCTCCTCAAAAGACTTTGTATCAATTGCATTTATATAGTTGTTCGTGACATTGTTTGTGCTGCCCATGCTGTTAAGGGCGTGATTAGGAATGATTGTTCCCGCAGTGCGAGGCACAAATAATTCTGGCCCACGCTCACCGACCACACTCGCTTTTCCTACTGGCGGGTCGCCGCCATCCGCAAATCCCGCTGGAGTGCTTGCTGTGCTGCCAAAACTGCCAAATGCCATTTTAAAAAGGCTGACGGCTTGCGCTTTAAGTTGTATGGCAATTAAATCCACAATAATGCTTCTGGCAAAATCTTTGAAACTTAACTTACCTGTCCGCACAAATTTGTCAATTGCGGATTCCATATTGCCCATTACCGACTCAAACATTTTTTGGCCTCTTTCAAATTGCGTAGAGGCATCACGGAATGTAGTCTCGGCTGCGTTTTTAAACCCTTCCGCTAGGCTACCTTGGCGCATTTGTTGTGTAAGCTCTAAGCGCTTTTTCTCAAGCTCTAATGCTTGTGCAGCCAAAGCGTTGTTACGAATCAACGCTTCTTCTCTTGCGGGTCTATCAAGCGCATCGTTTGCATTGATTGCTTTAACAGCATCAAGGCGCTTGTACTCAATTTCTAAAGCGGCTTCGGCAAACTGCAAGTCTTCTGACCGCATGTTTCTGCCTTGGTCAGCCAAAATTAAACGCTCTTTTTCTCTATCAAGCGTTTGTTTTTCTAACGCTTGCTGCATGATTAATGCGGCATTGCCTTTTTCTAAAAACCCCGCCCTTTCAGAGAATGCTATTCTGTTTGCTTCGCGCTCGCGTTCCGCTTCTGTAAAACCTTTTAAAGCTAGATCAAGTGCTTTTTTGGCTGCGGCTTCAGCTTCTTTGTCAATCCCGGGTTTAACAGCGCGGCGTATTGTTGCCGCTGCCGTTGCCGCTGCCTTTGGCATGCCTTCATCGCCTCGCATAAAGCCGCGACCACTACCGCCATCGCCCATAATGCGCCGTTCAAACGCCTCTAACTTTGCGGCACGCTGATCAAATTCAGCTTGCGCTTTTTGGTTTAATGCGTTTATGCCAGCAAAATCAAATTTTGCAAGTAGTTTTGCTTTTTCAATTGTGTCGCCTATTTCACGGGCAATGCCCTCAATAACAAAAGCGACATTTGCCCCAAGAATGGCAATTGTTTCAAATACAACTTTTAAAACTGCGCCCATTACAGAGCTTTCGCTTTTAATGTTTTGAATATATTCTAAAGTTGCTTTTAAAGGTGGGCCAAGCTCAGCCGCTAAAACAGTGGTGAAATCACGGGTTGCTTGCGCCAGCAAGTCATACGCTTCTGCCGCAGCTTTAATTCCTTGAGCTTGTTCATTGCTTACGCCAGCGCCTGTTTTTAATTGTTCGTTAAGCTCAACAAAGTCAACACCTTTAGAAGCCTTACCAAACAACTCCATTGCTTTGGCGTTACGGGTAATTGGATCAGTCATACCCGCAAGACCTTCAACGGCTTTGTTGAACATAGTATCTATGTCCATTTTCCGCAAATCATCTAACGACAAACCCATCTTTTTAAAGGTTTGCTGTACTTCAAATCCACCTTCAGCCGCTTTGTCAATGTTGTCAGTAAACTTTGCCAGCAACTTGCCAGCGCCATCCGCAGAGCCGCCAGCGTTAGCAAGACCATTACGCAATTTCAAAACAGAATCTATGGCGACTTCATTGGCGGCGGCAACATCAGCGATGTCATCTGCGTATTTAAGCGCAGCCGCGCCAGCAGCAAGCAAAGCGACTGCCGCCACTTTGCCGTATTTTTCGGCGTTGTTAGAAAACGATTCCAGCTTTTTGCCAGCAGTGTCAAGGCCACGGCTAAACTCGGCGCT